CTAGTAGTCTAAACGTCGCCTCTAAATTCCATTTGAGGCGCTCCTCCCGACTTAAATTGTCGGATTCTGGACTTACAAAGTCCCAGTTTGGAGCCAAACGTTTCACGAGTCGATATTGCACAGGTTCTCCGATCTTTTTCCGGATCGAAATCGTTGCAACATCTTGCTCACCCCCTAAACACTTTAGATCCCCCCGTAGGAAGGAGAGAAATAGCGCCGCAGGGTTCGCTCGCCCCGAATCCGTGTACCATATCTCACCGTGGTCCGTGAGGACCGAATAGAAAGACATCTTTCTGGTACGCGGTTCGTATCTTTCGAACAAAATCGTTCCGTTGAACCCGTCAGTTTTTAACAGGCGACCGACAAGCGATTTTGCCCAATTGAAGTAATCCCCAGCGACTTTGAGGAACTCGTGTGGAACACGAATCCCGCTGTCGTAAGGGGACCAGGGAGGAACAAACCTCATGTACCTCTTCGAGAGACATCTGGTTAGGTAACCAAGTGTTCCAGGGAGAGGGATGTCATGAAGAATGCTCCATTCGAGCAAGCGATTGTAAGCAATGTACAGGTCCTGCTGTTGATCCAGTTCATCTATATAGACTGGTCGAACATTGACGCCTTGGAAGGCATCTAGGCCGCAGGATTCCTTAAAATGACCCTCGTAAAAGGATTTAGTGTCGTTAACAACAAAACCCAAAAGGTTAAGTAGTCTAACAACCCGAGCCGAGTGTTCCCGACGACAAATGATATCGTCACCAAACACACTCCATTGACTGGAAAGGCTCGACCTGTATGTCTTTTGACCAAAAGACATTTTTACGGCACTAAGCACAGACGCAAACAAAGCAGTTTGCAAGGGGAAGGTGAAACCGTTCCCCATCGTGCTGATCATCCAGAGCTGCCTGCTAGTACCGTCGAGGAGACGGGTTCGCGGGCTGCGTATTAACAACAATAGATTTAGGACACTTGGAGGAAGGATCCTCTTCAGCATCTTGATCGACATGCTGTCTGACGCACTCTTTAGATCAATGGTCGAGACTAGGTCCCCAACACTACCTTCGCGAGCAAGCTCGCGATTCAAAACTTGCTGTGTCTTGATATTTATACCAAAAAACGTCGCGAGACGTCTCTCGATAATCTTACCAAGCGCAAGTTGGAGCATCTGGTTTCCGTCGTTCTCAATCATTATAACACGATCTGTATCATTATTCTTCGGTACAGTCTCGATAAGGTTTGTCCGGCAAATTTCATAACTACCCGATAGGAACGTCCGATAGTATTCGGAGGCCACCCAAGTAGAATTATGAACCATACACGCGTGGAGAACGCGTGGTATGTGCCTATTGGTCACCATTCGGGGGCTTTCCCCTAGCTTGGTGTACAAGTCAGTGCCATGGAGGCGATGACTTGAGCCTGGACCGAACCCAAGAAGTACATGCTGAGCCGGGATATCAAAGATCGTACTGTCACCCGTTTCGTAGAAGAAACGGTCTAACACAGACCTCAAATTCCCCACTAACATTTCATCAAGGGAGGTATTCAGCACCAATTTGAAGTTTTGACAGCGCTTATTCACCTGAATAAACGTGTCGATAGCTCTATCAGCACATGAACTCGTACGAGAAGAAGCACACTTGCTAACCACTTTCGAGGCCAACAAGTGCGCCGCAACCTGTGAGGGTTTCATGTCTGGCAAGTGCCAGGCGTGCTGTTCCCTAGGCGTGTAGCCTAAGTAGACAGAGATATCCTTCAGGACGTTGTCGTGTAAAGAGCGAGCTACTGCAGGCATGATTCACTACCTTTACCGGCAGACGCCGGTGGCTGGGTCAAGACGACATTTGGCTTTTGAAAAGAGCCAGAACTTTGGCGAACGCCTCAGTGTCGACAACCTCGCCCTGGATCACATGCATAGTACGGAGAATGTGGAAGCGCGCAAGCGCGTAATTCCGCAGGGTCTCCATTGCAGTTAATGCCAAGGTTTGATCATCATGACGAAGAGACGCAGAATCCAGTATAATCTGCCTGCTTAGGCTTCGCATCTCGGAACTATCCATGAGCGACTGCATGATTGCAGCCGGACTCACAAACGGGCTCGAAGAGCTCTGCTCAACCAAGGAGACTATTTCGTGGAACGGGGATGACGTTGCCGTCAACCCGCCACTGGACTCAACCTCGCCACCATCGCTGGTAGTTTTCATCTTGGGTGTCCTCTAGTTAGAGAATCCCATAGATGATTGTATCAGCAATAGCGGCGGACATCTGGCTTTGCATCCCGATGTCGAGAGAAAAAGCAGCGCGGATTTCCACGCTACCGTAACTCTCAGCGCCAGCCGGTACGTCGATCTCGGTCCTCATGATGAGGACTCCGACCGTACCAGCACCATTGATCAACATCCCCTTACGCACGACCCTCTTCCAAACGTTCCGGTTGTTGCCGGTCAGTTGGGTTGTCCCACCGGACTTAACCGGAGCGACGCTCTTGAGCACCGCGGG